TATAACATATTAATAATTCATTTTTTATTATTAAAAAAAGTACATATCTTTAAAAAAATAATTTAAAATAAATAAATTTATAAAATAAAATAATTTTATAAATATGTACTTTTTTGAACAAAGTATATAAAAAAAAATTAATACATTATTGTTGGAGTAAATTGTTCGGATTTTATTAAATTGTTTAGCAATGTGTTCTTATCTTTTTCTGTTAAATCGGGAAATTTGTCATTTATAAATTTTTTTCTAATATTAATCAATTCTTCCTTATATGCCAAACTCATTAATGTGTGCTTATTTGTATGATCCATATATACAAATGTTTTGTTATTTTTATTCATTTCATAATAAAATTTTGTTGAAAAATTGTGTTTTGTAGGTAATTTATAAAAATTATGAGTATTGTTATAATACATTTAATTATTTACTTATAAATATTTTTCATTTTTTTTTAAATATAATATATCTGTTTAAAAATGAAAACTGTTTTTGTACTTCATCCTTATCTAATTCAACTATATCTATTTCTAATCTTGATAAATCTTTTTTATCACCTATTTTGCTTTTAATATCATTAAAATCTTTTTCAAATGTATTTGTTTCTACAAATTCTAGATTATATTCTTTTGCTTTTTCTATTAATAAATTTAAATCAACAAGATACTCGGGAATTATTTTTTGCGTATTTTCAATAAATACTCCTATTTGTTTTCCATATTTTTCATCATTGTTTACATAATTTTTTGTTATCGCCCATGTAATTACTTCAACATCTGTATCTAAATTTTTAGTTCCTTTAATTAAATTTGTGTCATGTTTTTCAAATAATTTATCAATTATATTACCATCCATAAATGTTGCAAAGAATATGCCATTTGATTTTAAATTATTTGCAACATTTGTGAAAAATCCATTTAATTTTTTCTCATTTTCAAAGAAATAATGAATAGCAAATTGACAACTACAAACGGCAAACTTATTAGCACCCTTACCAGCAATATGACGCAAATGATAATCATTATTGATATTTCTATTCATTACTATATTCATTATATCATAACTTTCTGTATCATTTATTACTTTTGCAGCAGTGCCATTATTAATTGATTCTGAACAATCGCCTGCAACAAATACAATATCTGGAAAATAAGTTTTCTCATCTTTGCTTACTTTACGATATTGATTTTTCTTTTTAATTAAACGCGAGTATCCACCACTACGTGGATTATAAATATTTTGTTTAACTAAATCTACAGATAATATAAATGAATAATTATATTCAATCCATCTATTCATATCACCTCCTTCGCCACCACATAATTCTAATAATGAACTTCTATCAGAAGAATATTCATATAATTTTTTTTTAATTGCTTGATTATGAAAATTCAACATATGAACAGATAATAAAGAATCTCTTGGTATATTTCTACTATAATATACATCATCCGCTTCTAAAATTTTATCAGTTGTTGTATTATATACTTTGTTTAAATTAATATCTTGATTACCAATTATCATTGCATTTGTAATGCAATTATGCATCGAACGCCATACATTAATTGCAATATTTAAGTCATTCATAGTTTTACTTAATTCCCCTTTTCTGTATAAACGCGTTTTATCATCTCTAATACGTAATGGATTCCATCGATGATGAATACCTATTTTATTATTAACATCATAATTAAATTCAACTATAGAATTATCTTCTATAATTTGATTATCGTCTGTTAATATATTGCCTTTTGTATTAATTTTAACATATGCTATTTCAACACCAGATTCATAATATATAGTAGGTTTAAATAATGTAGGTTTATATGTTATTAGATTGTTTCTTTGTTCCTTCGCGTATTTATGATCATATCGCAATCTTAATCCTTTATGTGGCCCAATATCCTCCCATTGTGCCGAGTTATATCCAACATATAATTTTAACTCTCTATATTTTTGACCATTTTCAACAACTACCTTACCATATTTTACAAGAAAATCAATAGTATTTTGTTCAGGTGGTTTCCATTTAAATAATCTATCCCATCGTACATTATCAGTTATTTGAACAGCTTTATTTGTGTAATATGAATATAGTGGTAATTTTGATGGTGTAAATATCAACCCGTCTATTTCATATGGATATGATTTATAATTGGTTAAAATTTCATTGCACTTTGAATATATAGAACTATCTTTATCATTATATAAAAACTTTTTAACAACAAATTCGACATTAGTTTTTGAATTATCAATATGTGATTTTGAAAAATTTAAATGTGATAATCTAGATGTTGCACCAATTAAAGGTAATGAAGTGATATTTTTACCTTTAATATAATACATATCAAATGCTGCAAATAAATGTTTATTTGAATTATCTTTGCGCTTATCACAAGTTACATATTCTCCATCAATTAAACTATTATATAAATTTGATAATGCAGTCATCCCCGTACATATAATATTATAAGTATTATTTATCATATAAATATCACCAACATCATCTATATACATTAGTAGTCTTTCACCATCAGCTTTTTCAGTTACAGTATAACCTTCTAAAATACTAACCGAACCATATTCTTTAGGGTCAATTAAATTAACTTTTTCAAGTGTTATTGGTTTTGGTGTCAATAAAGGAATGGTATTGCGTTTATTATACGACATTATTTTAACATCATCTTTAATAAGATTGTGATAGTTTTTAAGTATTGTTTCTTGTTTATCTTTTGTAATTATTTTTGGATATTGTGTAATATAATGTAACATATTTAAAACAGATTGTATAATAAGTTCTTTATTATTATTATTAATTATAATTTCAAATTTGTAATCTTGTTTTTTCTTTAATACATTAGAATTTTTTAAACTATTATAATATTCATTTTCGCTTCTTTCCAATATAGCAGAATATTCAATATTATTTTTTGTATCTAAATATGAAAATTTTTTTGTAATTTTAAAACGTTTTTTATTTATTTTCCAATTATCAGGTTCTTTATCAATCTGACTTTCTTTTATTGCATTAAATAAGATATCATAATCAAATAAATTACTTTCACTATTTTGGTACAAAATATTTCTACTAATAAATTTATAATCACTTACATTTGTATAAACATTGCTATTACAATATTTTAATATATTTGAAAGGTTACTTATATGTAAAATATTTCCAATTTCATCTTCTACTTCTAATATTTCATCATTAATTGTTTCTTTGTAAATAGTATTAGAAATAGAGTTAATAAAATTATTAAATTCGTATTCAGTCCAATTTAAACCATTATTATTATTAATAATTATTTTAAAATTATCGTCTTTAAATTCTAAAATACTATCAATAATTCTTATTAATTCTGAATCCTTTTTAATTTCCATTTTATTGTTTTCTCTATTTTATATATATATATATAATTCCATATATAAAAAAAATCAATTTTTATTTAATTAAAATTAACAATTTCTACTATTTTTCCATCATAATACCAGTTCATAAAATTTAGATGAAATATTTTTTTAAATTTATCAGTACTATAATTTTTTATACTTTTTAAATATAATCTATTTGAATTATTTGCAAATTCAATATCATAATTAGTCGTATTTATAACAATAATTTTTTTGTCCCATTTAAAATTATTTATTGACTCTATATCATCTTTAATTTGTTTAGTTTCAATTAAATTAAAATAAAACACATTTTGATTATAATTAGTCATAATTTATTATTATAATATAATAAATCATTTTTTTAAATTTACTTAAAGAATTAGATAATTTATATATAAAGAAAAAATAAATGACTAGTAAAATTGGAATTATAAATAACAGTGACTATACAAAAGTAGTTAAAAAACTACGAGAATTTTTTGATTCAAAAGGTTTTTTAGAAGTACATACCCAAAGTAGATTAAGTATTCTTGCAGCATGCGAAGACCCTAGAACTATTTCTACATATAATTATGCGGGTCAAGTTTGGCCTCTACCACAAACTGGTCAAATGTGGCTAGAATATGAACTTTTATCTAATCCAGAAGCGAATGGTTTTTATTGTGTAAGCACTAGTTATAGAAATGAACCAAATCCTGTACCAGGAAGACATGATAAAATCTTCCCTATGTTTGAATTTGAAATGAAAGGTGACATGGAAGCTATGAAAAAAATGGAAGAGGAATTACTAAATCATTTAGGTTTCGGAAAATTCTATAATGGAACTTATCCTGAAGGCGATTATACAGATGTTGCTGAAAAATATGGAACTAAAGAACTTGAGCATGAGCACGAAGAAAGACTTTATAAAGAAAATGGCCCCGTTTTCTTTTTAAAGCATTTTCCAAATTATAGCTCTCCTTTCTGGAATATGAAACAAGCTAGTGACAGCAAAATAAGTGGTGGACATGCCAAAAAAATAGATGTTATCATTAATGGAATTGAAACAATTGGAAGTGCGCAACGATCTACTGATAAAGACGAAATGAGAAAACAATTTTATGAAATCAGTGATGGTGCATATGCTAACATTTTATTTAGTAACTTTACTAAAGAAAGAGTAGAAAAAGAATTAAATGAATTTTTAGAATTTGATTTTTTCGAACGTTCTGGTGGGGGAATTGGTTTAACTAGACTAATAAGAGTTATGAAAGAAGCAGAATTGCTTTAATAATACTCTAATTGTAATATATTGTATAAACATGTTGTAAATATTTTTTCTAAAACTTTATTTCTTTCATTTATATTTTTTTTTGCAAAACATAAATTAATCAATAATTTTTTATTTTTTTTATGCTGAGTTTTATATAAACTTAAAATAGGTTTGGGAACAGCAAAATCTATATAATTATATTCTAATAATTTATTAATTATTAAATTATCTTCTATCATTTTAATTGTTTCCATACAACTATGATAATGTCTAATGTCTTTTAATAAATATTCATCATGTTTGTAAACTATTAAAGAGTAAATATAGTCATGAATATCATCTGGTATATAATCAGGTATTATCATAATATTACAATACATATTAAATTTAACTATTGATTATCTTGATAATCTAGATTATCTAGATTATCAAGATTTCCTGTATTATGAAGAAGCTCTACTGGTTGTATTAAGGATGGTCCAGGTGGTCCCTGTGGTAATTTTATTGTAATTTCCTCTGCATCCTCTTTTTTTCGCTCTTTGTTATATTCACTTTCAATATTATATGGATATCCGCCAATCCATTCTCCATCATCTTTTACAAATTTTAGTAAAGGTATTTTTGGACAATTACATATCGATGTAAATCCAGGACTTCCCGGTGGTCCAAAAGCTCCTGGTGTACCTGGAGTACCCGCAGGTCCCTGTGTTTCAATTACTCTCTCAATTATTATATTATTATCATTATTAACAACCCCTAATTTATTTTGTATTCCACCATCCATTAATTGTATATCTTCTATGTTTGTAAATTTTTCCATTACACGTCTATAAAAAACAATTATCAAAACTGCTATAAAAGATATTAGTAATATAACCTTTGTATTTAAAAATTTATTATAAACCATTTCTATTTAATAATTATTTATTTTTTTCACATAATAAAAAACCAAAAGGAGTATTAAGTATATATGATGGATAATCATTTAAATTAATTGAATCTATTTTATTAATTATTTCACTAATATGATTATGATTATTATTATAATAATACACTCGTTTTGTTTTATTTTTAAATTCGATAATAACAAAATTTTTAATATCGTCGTAATATGTTATATCAATATAATTATTATATAATAGTATATTATCGAATGAAGTTTTTTTAATTAAATTTTTTTTTGTTACATTTTTTCTTTTTGTTTCTAAACTTTCAAGATAATTTTCAGTTGGTAAAATTCCAGAATTATTTTTATAAAAAATATTATACTTGTTTGAAGATAATGCAGTCTTTTTTAATCTAAATTTACTATACATTATATTATTAAAACAAAACACATTATAAATATTTATAATCAATAATAAAAAATAAAAATATGTTAGCATTATTAAATAATATTATATTGTTATTATTTATATATTTATTTAATTACATATATTTAATTATATATATTATATAAAATATATTTAAAACAATTAAATAACAATATAAGACATCTACAAATGTTTTAAAAAGAAGCATTAAAGTTTCCTCAAAGTTACTTACATATTTATCAGTTTCTAAATTATCTTTTGTTTTATTTATCATAAGCATTTTTACATTATTTAGTTTTTTAATTTTAGTTAACTGTAATTTATGATAAGTTATTGGAGTAATAATAAAACTATATATATTATAATTTCCAATTAATATAAACAAAATTAATATTGTTTTTGTTCTAAACATTCTATAAAAATAAATATATAATATTAAATCATTTTTTTAATTCGAATATGCTAATCCACCCATACCAGAAATTATTCTTAATACATTATAATTTACAGCGAAAATACTTATTAATCCTGATCTTCGCGATGATAATTGTAAATGAGCACTATCTATACGAGACATATTTAATGTTCCAGACGGTTGATGCTCTTCGGGTTTTAATGCAAACGAATACATATTGATACCTTTATTATATTCGCCAGGTGTAATTTCATGATGTTGATATGGTTGAATAATGGAAAAATAGTTTCCATCTCTTTCTGTAAATCTTTCATTACCATTTAATTGTAATTTAGCATGCGCTGTACAATTTTCTATTATGTTTGCGT